TTCACGGCAGCAAGCATAGCAGCCGAACTGTCTGCAATGTCAACACGTTGCGTAGGGGGGTGTGATCTAATCCTTTTCCATCTCGCGGCATACCGACTCCAAAGCCGATTCGACCGCTTCAGCCCACTTCGCAAAGGTTAGAGTACCGTGAACCGTCATCCCTTCCTCGACGGTGCCATGAATGGCCTCGAGCTGCTTCTTGCAGGCGTCTTCGGCTATCTCGTATGCGGTGTTCTTCATGGACTGCCCTCCTTGCGCTTGGTACACATCATCTTGATTCGGTACTGCCCCATCTGGAAATCAAACTGCCGTTGCACTTCATGCCCGCCGATCTTGGCGAAGTTCTGGAAGTCCTGCTCCTTGAAGCTCCAGACATGCTCTCCTCCGCTCAAATCTCCGGTGAGGTCTCCCTCCAAGGGGGACGAGATAAGCGCGTAGCGAGCCTCTGGAAGCCATTTTTTTACGAGTGCGTCCGGATCTGTCAGGTGTTCGAGCACTTCGCACAGAATTAGCACGTCTGCCGGCATCGTCTGCGCGTCCTCCAGGTCTTCGGCGTGGACCTTCACCCATGGGAAGTTCCTGGTGATGTACTCAATGCAGGTCGGACTGATCTCCCAAACGTGGACGCGGTGTCCCATGGAAAACTGTCCGGAGATATCGCAGGAGTTCGCGCCAAGCTCCACGATGGTCCTGAAGGTGTGGGCGGTCGAGACGTAATCGCTCTTCAGCATCAGGAGAATCCGCTTTACCTCTTCTCGAGCGTGGCGAATGCGATTGTTCTGGGTGGGGTCGTTGACGTAGACGCGGGCCGGCGCCATAGCTTGCCTGTTTAGGACGGCAGGTCGATCGAGTTCGTGCAGGCGTATCACACTCCTACTCCGCGGAAGGTTGCGCTTTTCTCCTTAGCTACGGCAATGCACCGCGCAAGTCCCTCGGCCAGCGTCACCTTGGCCTTGAAACCGAAGCTCTCGGCAACGGCAGTCGTTGCGACACGATGCTCAGAACCGATTGGCTTCTCGAGGTCGGCAGTGATCTGCGGGGAATACCCGCATTGCAAGGCTATCTGCATCGCCAGTTCACCGAAAGATGTAGGCACTCCGGTCCCGATCGGAATAGCGCCACCCTTCGGGAAAATCCCGTCTGCGGCCATCAATATCGCGTCTACTATGTCGTCCACGTAAATCCAGTCTCGCACGGTCTTCTTGCTTCCCCAAACGTACAGCGGGTCTTCTAGCCGTAGAGCTCGGTGGATGATCGCAGTCATCGGATAACTCAGGCTTTGGCCGGGCCCGTAGCCGGCATACGGCTTGAGAATCGATATTGGAACGCGCTCCCGCTTTCCTAGCCAACGAGCAAAGCGTTCCGAGACGTACTTGTTGAAGGCGTACACTTCCACGCCCTCAGCGTCTGTCGCGCAAGAGGATAACCAGACAACGCGCTCCCGCGGTGGGAGATTCTCGAGGTATTGAGCCATCTGTAGGTCCAGGTCAATATCCCGGAAGGCCTCCATGCCCATCTTATTGCGCTGCTCGATATCGTACTTGGTGAGGTAGGACGCTAGGTGGAACACCAGGTCGTAGCGTTTGGCCTTGATCTGGAAGGTTTCGAAGCGTTCGGCGTACAGGTGCACGACGTGCCCGCAACCAAGGTCCGTGTTAAGTCCATGGACACCATACTCCGGATCCACCGAATGAACCTCATAACCCGCCTCGAGCAACCGCGGAATCAAAACTCGTCCCAGGAAGCCGGCGCCTCCGGTAACAAGTGCCGTTCTCATCGTTTTTCCTTTCTAACCTTGCGAGGTACCCGTTTGACGGTCCTGCGGTACAGAGCATCGTCGCGGTGCGGCTTGGCTGTGCGCTCGGCCCAAGGCAATTGCTTCTTCATCGAACCCCCCTCGTACATCACTGGATGGTCGCCGTCTTCGCTCTCTCAATGATGGTCTTGTAGAAAATCTCCGCTATCTGCTTCTTGAGACTCAGCGTTTCCCGCACGCGCATCATGCCCGCGGTCGCAATGCTCTCCCGAAGCTGGTCTCGATCGACAAACTCCCGCCAGGTCTGAACCAGGAACGGCAGATTCGAAGGCCGGTAGTAGGCCAATTCCTTCCCATGCACGAATATGCAGTTAGGTTCGGCTGCGCCCTCGAGCATCGGCGTGAGCATGAAACTCCCGCACGCCATTACCTCGACAACCTTGGTCGTTATCAGCTCGGAGTACGCCGGCAGGTTCAGGAACACCTTGATCCTCCGGTAGTTCATCGCCAGCCGCATGGCCTGATCGTGGTACGCCAGCCCGTCTATGTCCAAAACCTGGACATTGCCAGTCATCGGAATGGGATCGCCGTCCTTGACGTGCCGCGCAAGGCTCTCGAGGTACAGGTGCCGTTTCGGGTAAATCAGTCCGATGAAGCCCACATCGATATCCTTGGGACTCGGTGCCGTCCTCGAGCCAAGACAAACCTTGCAGTAGTTCGTTTGTGCCTGGAACATCGTCTCGCCGCTCTTTGGTTCGCGCACCCCGAGAATCGTTCCTAACCCGTAGTCGCAATGCGGGCACTTCAGCGGCTTGAACACGTCGGTATCCACGCCGAACGGCAGCCAGAACGATCGACCTTTCGCAAAATGCTCTTGATCGAACGTCTCGGCATCCTGAATGGCCGGAAAGAAGTGGTAGTCACCGTACTGAAGATAGTCCTCGAAGCCGAAGTTCTGGTCCTCGCGCCGGTTTGTTTCGTGGTACATGAAGATTTTCGGAGGCTTCACTTCGTTCTTCCACTCGTAGAGCGACACTTCCCGGTCCGAGAAGGCGTAGGGTGTCGGCAATTCTCCTTTCACCTGGGACCGCAAGATGTGCTCCGGACCGCTGACGATAATCACATCGGCCAGGTTCAGAGCTTCCACTGTTACGAGGGGACATTCGCGCCTGCCGCGAGGAATTCGGAGAACATGGTTGCCGGCTTTATTTAAGGCGTTTGCGAGCCCGTCTCCGACCGACCAGGCCGCCGTCATGCTTCCGCACCAAATCAGGCATACCTTCACGTCGGCTGCTTTCCAAGGGCGGCAGCCGGGCCGGCAGGAACCCTATCGTCTTTTGCTTTGTCCTTGATCGCAGCTAATTCACACTTGCGGCAGATTAGGCGGTAGCTGGTCGCCTGCTTGTAGAAGTCCATACGACAAATGGCGCACGTGGCTACGTGTGTGGTAGAGGTTGGTCCTGTCATAAGACTTTACTTCACTGACCTTTGTTTCCCAGCCTTTGGCCCTCGCAAAAGAGCCCGACTTGCCGCGGGGTCTCCCCGCGTACCATTCGGCCAGTGTTCAATCTCGTCCTTTCACTTCTCACTCAGCCTTTGTTTCATCGAGTTATCCACGCGGTTCTCGGTCACGGAATCTCTCCGCACACCCATACGGCCAAGTGAGTTTCAAAACGCTGCGATGCGCTCTCCAAGAATTTCGGAGTACGTGTTCATAGCCTCTTCTTGCCGCTTCAGCCGTGCTTGCTCGTTCGCGTTGACTTCGCCAAACGTCTCCGAGGTGAAAAACAGCCTCAGCTTCGAGAGCTTCTCGTCCAATTCCTCTTTCTCTTTCACGACTCGCTCTTCGTGCGGCTTCATTTTCTGCCCTGCTCCCGCCATAAGTCCTCCTATTGGTCAACCGGACCGAGGCACTCTACTAAAGAACGTTGAGTCTTGCAAACTCTCCGAAGTGGCGTTGTGCAGCTTCGTTGTAGGCGAGAGCAGCGGCTTCTTCGGTGCTGAAACTACCAAGATAGAGGGGTTTTCTGTTTATGGCGATTGCCGCTTTCCATGGTCTAGGCCCTGGCTGATGGGAGACCCCTTTGAATTGCGAAACACACCCAACAGGTTTTCGGCTGTTCCTAGAGGGAAATGGTTTTCATTGGTCGAGATTCTACTACTGATCGACGGGCCCAAGGCAGGTAATTTCTATCGTTATTTTTTTGCATCCATAATTGGAGTGCTCCCCGCCATTCCGCTTCCGGCTCAGTTCGAACGCTTTGGTGATAGCGCCCTGCGGAGAACGCGCCAGTAAGCATCGAAATCGCTTTTCTTCGATCTCGCCGTTTTCCTCTGGTTTGAAGAAAATCCTTACGTGGTATCCGTTGTCCATGCTACCGGTTCTTTGATTCGATACCGTATCTCTGGACACCTTCCCGCCTCTCAGCAAACTTCGAAGCAAGCTGGATGATTTTGTTCATGTTAGGCGAGTCGGCCTGGGTTTCGTGCAGCAATTCACTCAAATAGAATTCTGCTCGAGTAGAATCGATCGATTTCAGTAGGGAGAGTAGTTCAGGGTCGTCCAGCAGCCTGCCAAGAACCAGCCGATCGGTTTCGGTGAAGTCCATCTCACGGGCCTGCCGGCGGTCCACCCGCGCCGTTGTTCCCTTGGGCGGCAGCAACCTCGTCCGGGTCTTCTCCCAGGAGGAATCTGGCGTGCTTCGCGCTCTCTGCGGCTTCCGCGAGCTTTTCGTGAGCCTGCGCTACTTCCGTGTCTTGCGGAGACGGCGGGGCAATGCCGAACACCTTGGACATTAAGACATGGCTCGTTTCCACGTCGGCCTCGACCTTGACATTGACCGTGCCGGAAATCTTCGGTTCTTGCGGCGGTGGCGGTGGCGGTGGCGGCGGCGGGGGTGCCATGAGCTTATCTGGCTCTGACACCCCGGACGCACGCGCCAACCGTAGAGCAGCCTCTTGGACGTTCCAAACGGTAGGGGCAGCGATTGCCCGATCGTAAATCTCCTGCGCCTGGTTCTTCTTGATGGCGTCATCCAGCGCCAGCGTGCTCCCCATCTCGGGTTCTACTTCGAAATCAACCTGCAGCTCGAGGGGGTCGTCAAACATCAGGCGAGGCTTATCCGGCCCGCCCGCGGTGCTGATCGTCCAGAACGTACTCTTCTGGAAACTCTGTCTCAGGCTTTCTAGTTCGCGCTCGTTCAAGACTTGCTGCCACATGGACAGCTTGATATCGGTCTCCTCGGCAATCGAGTCGTTCAGGCATTCGAGTTCGTCCCCGCTGATGCCGTCCGCCGATCGCTGCTGAAGGATGCCGAGGGTTGCGGTCTTTCCGGTGTTAGGTACAGCCTGGCTCTGCTCCCCGAAATCAATGATCGATGGCTCGACCATTTGAAGCATTCGCATTACTGCAGCTTCCTGCTCGAACGCTTGCGCGGGAACCTGTGGGCCGGCAGCCTGGAACGCCGCAATGATCTCCCGGTAGTTGTCGCTGAAAAGGACGCGGAACAGGCCGAGATCCATGATCTCGGGAGGGATATCGGCGCCTTTGGGAAGCGCAACCAGCTTCTTGAGAGCGTTCGTTATTAGGTCGGTGCGCTGCGAGACGGTGATGTTGTGGAGCTTCCAGAGGTGCCGGCCTTTGCGTGCCGTCGAGTCTCCAATCCCTTGCAGCAGGGACGGCATCGGACAATAGGTGCTGATCGGATAGCGCCCGCCGAGGTCCCATGGTAGCGGCATCTCGCCTAAGAACACTTTCTCGTTCCCGATGAAGCGTATCCAGCAAAACCCCTTGCGGAAGGTGTAGTCCTGGTGGATGAGGTATCGGCGCCCAGGAATCAATCTCGCTTCGAAGGATGGCCGGGCTTTGAAGATGACGTCTCGAAGGGTCTGCTTGAAGTCGCGCTCGGCGCCCGATACCTCGCTCTTGTTCATGGTGTCCAGCGGGCGATAGGTCTCGAGTTCGCCTAGAAACTTCGGATCGATGATCGGACGCCTCTTGCCGGTCTCCGGGTCGGTGAATTTCTGGCTTGCCATGTAGGCCAGCCATTCCGCGTCCTTGATGCCCTCGAAGACATGCCAAGCCGAGGACTGCACGGCGTCAAACTCGGGCTCTGGGTACCAGTCTCCGATAAACTTCCACTCCGATACCGGCCCGTCGAACCGCGTGAAGTTCTTTGACTGGCTCACTTCCGGTCCCAGACTCGCCATCACGTTCGCCCGGTCCTGCTCGTTCAGCCGAGAAGCGCGGACTGATCGCTTGTCATCCTCATCGGCCATTACCCAGTTGTTCCGCGTCTTGTCGTTCTCATCGATCTTGACGTAAAGCTCTTTGAGAATCTTATCGGTAGAGAAGCGCAAGCTCCTTTGCTGGCTTACCTGGTCGTAGTAATGGAGCTTGATCGAAATGCCGAACAAGTCTCCCTGAAGAACGTGGCGCCGTTGAAACTTCTGCTCGCCGGCGCGGTCCCACTGGACGGTTGCCATGTGAGACAGGAAGTCTCCTATCTGCTGATCGGAAGATCGAACGTTGATGTTGGGCGGCCGGCGGCTTTTGCGGACGGCTTTCTTCCGAATTCCGACAAACATCTCAGGCATGGCGATGTTCGTGCGCGTCTTGTCTTCTTTGCCAGCTTGAGGATGCCCAGGAGGATAGATGAGCTTTTCTGTCTTTACTTCGTAGGACCGGAAGGCTTCCTGCCACTCACCCCAAAAGTTGTCGTGAAGCCACGCCGCGCTTGCTTTGATTCTCTCGCGGGTTTCCTCGACCTTGTTGCGCTCGGCCTCGGTCATCACGCTTTGGCCGGTGCCGATGATTGCAGCGGATTTGTTCTCGGTGGGGTTTGCCGTGGCAGATATTGCCATAATTTAGATTCGCACCCCGGCAACCTTCGGACCGATGACAACCGAAGGATGCCGAGGTCCCGTTTCCTCTACCGTCCAGAGTCTAGCTTACCGGCTCACTGGATTGTCAATCTAATAGCTGATGCCCTCTTGCACAGGATTGAGACTCCGCGCCTGCGCCGGTCCAACGTAAATGGGGTCAAGCATCTCGCCGTACCGAATCAGGTCTGTCATGTGGCATCGCTTCTGCATTACCTTGTCGGTGGGATCCATCTTCTCTGCCTGCTCCGGAGTCAAACTCGGCCAGCGCACCGACCGCAACTCGAGAATCAACTCCGGAAGTGTGTCGAATATATGAATGATTGCCTCTTCAGCTTCGCCTGAAGGAAGCATGACCTTGCGCGGTCGTAGGCGCATCCCCACCGTGTCACGTCCCGAACCAACATCCTTGATGGCCTCGACGCAACGTATGCCAAGTTTCTCGTAGCGGTCCCAGAACGTCTCCGGTTCATCCTTCCCCGCGGTCGTGGTGGTGAAGATGGCTTTGCCGTGCGTGTCCATTACCCGTATGCGGATCTTCTCGGTCTGCCCCTGGTTGTCCGCGAAGCCTCCGGAAGAGAAGTGTTTGATATCCGGCCCTTCCATGTATTTGAGTGCCTGAACGTATTCGTCCACTTTGTAGAGCTTGTCGTCCTCCGGGGTGTCGCCCTTCTTGCCGTAGACGCGGCTCGGCCAATACTCGCGGTAGTACCAGTGGTCTCCATCCGGAGACACTGCCATCCACAGGAAGGCGTGCGGCCGGCGTTTGTGGGGGTCGATGAACATATACCGAGTCCAGAGGTGCGGAATGGGAAACGGTCTGACGACATGCAACCCGCGGCTAAACTCCGGATACATGGCCGCGCCACTGCCGGCGTAGTGGTCGATCTCGAATTCTCTGCGGAAGGTGTTCTCGGAGGGGCTCTTCTTCTTCTGTAGTTCCGCCCATGCTGGAGTTTTGGACCTGTCAGCCGAATAGTGGACTCTTAGAATCTTGTATCCGTGATCGGTTTCGGTCCACTCATCGCACCCATACGGCAATCCAGGCATTTTCCCGATTGGTTTCCTTACATCGTCTAGAGTGACGTAATCGCTCATTAGACTTTGTTGAGCCAAGCAAACTCGCCAAAGTGGATGGTGGCAGCTTCGTTATAAGCCACAGCGGCGGCCTGTTCGTCATCAAATCTCCCGACGTAATGCCTGATCGTGCCTATCCGTATCCGGACTCTCCAAGGTCTTCCGGGACAGTTTTTGTCGTAGCTAACTCCCTTGAAGTTGGAACGCCTTCTATCCGAATATCCTGGAAAATTCCTGCGGTTCTGTAGGCTCGAACACCTGCGTATGTTGGCTCTAAGATTGTTTAATCCGTTTCCGTCTCTGTGGTCAGTCTTTACCCCATCACCAAACTGAAGGCCAAGAATATCGCGGTGCATGTCCAAGCATCTGTAGGCATTGTGGCCGACCTTAACTGCTCGCATGGCGTACCAAGTTTTCTTGCTCTTATAAGCGCACCAGTTGAATTGAGACAACCGCTCAAAGTCCTCGTCGTCTACAAGAGCAACCTTACCCTGCGTCAGCGCAATTTCTCTCATGTTCACTCACTCCCAGATAGTCTCGGCAGCGGTCGTACCACCTTATCCAGCGTTCAATCGGATAGACGTATCCATCCTTGCAGAAGAATCTGATGTTCGCCGCCATGCTGTGCCCGGTCCAGGTCTTGAACCCTCCAATCAGGTTCTTGCGCTGCAGGCGGATAGAACAGCGCCGGCAGAATGGTGAGTTCTTCCACTTGTCATTACCGCAGTTGGGACAGGTCTTGGAGAACCAATCCTTCTTGAACTGGTCGAGGCACTCGATAAGGACCGCGGGAGGAGTCATGCCGTCTTCCTAGGTCGGTACGCTGCCGGCCTAGCCCACTTGCGTTGAACGGCTTTCCACTCTGGCGGGTAAATCTTCACGTAGTCGTCGGGCTTGTATAGCTGGCAGAACGGCAGGAACCCCAGTTCAAAGACTCGCTCGATACGATGTTCGGCCACATCTAACGGCTCGGGCACGTCGTCATAGCCGATCATCGTGTAGCAGCGGAGCTTCTCGGTCGGAATTCCTTCCAATATCTCGGCAGCCTTCTCGAGCCAGGGCAGGTCGCTGGTGATATCGCAGGCAAACCACAGAGCCTCGATCTTGATGGAGTCGAACAGTTCCCTGTGCCATGGCTTTAGGAAGTGCTTGTCGAGCCCTCCGGAGAAGGTAATCGATCGATCTTGCTCCCGGAGCATGTCGAAGACGGCGCGAACGTGGCGCTCAGAGCACGCGAGGAGGTTCGAATCCTGGACTATCCAACCTGGTTTGACGGCCAGCTCGCGGAGGGGACGGTCCTTCTCTGGGCACCAACCGCAATGCTTCACGCAACCGCGGCTTGTGATGGTGCAGCCGTGCTTCATATACATCCCTGGAGTGAAGTCGTCGCCATAGTCGCCGTAGGCCGGCCCGCCGATTAGAACGGTGTCGTAATGATCGCGCCAGGACGCAGCAATCTTCTCGGCCAGGTCTCTGCACCATTTGAAAACCACGCTGACGTGAACAGGAGTTTGGCGCGTGCCAGGGGGAAACAAGGTTGGGAAGCCAACGAACGCCCACTCATCGTTTGGCGTATAGCTGGTTCGGATCGGAAACACCCGAATGATCGGTCCCGGCTGCTCGATCTGAACTAATCCTCGCTGCATATGTCTCCGAAAAAACCCGGTCCAGCGGAGCTAACGCAGATTATCTGCTTGGCTACAGGCGTAGCCGCCCCAAAGCTGGCCGCAGCTTCCTCCATGAACGCCATCTCGTCAACCACGTAGACGGTGGGGTGGTACTGGCGAACTTGGTCGGCGCCTCTCCCGATCGCCTGAATCTCGGAATGGTTCGCCCATACCACGTTGTCAGCCGGCAGGTCTTCCGCTCGCATCGCCAGCGGGTATCGCTTCTTCAGCCAAGAGTCTTGCCGGTCGTAGAGAGTGTAGGCGTACCCCGGAGGTTCCGTTCCTTTGACCAGCTCGCACGCCTTATCGTGCTTTTGGGACTGAACGAGCACCTGTGTACCGGGGAAAATCTGGCAACGCCACACGCAATAGCCGATGACCGCCCAGGAGAGAAGCATCTCGCGGCTTTTTGGAATGAAGACGATCGACTCCGTGAGCAGCCTCGAGAACAGCCAAGACATATAGGGCATCTGCGGGAAGGTGCGGTGTGGGGACGCCAAGCCTTTGTCGAGGTAGTGGGGGTCGAACGTCTGCGTTAGTGTGTTCATCCAGAACAACGGTCCGGGAATCCAGTAGCCGTCTGGTCCCTCTATCCCACGCGCCATACAGTCGATCGTGAGGTCCTGCCTACGGAGGAGGGTATCCCGGTCGAAGCGATAGGCGCTGATGGTCGCGGTGCTCATTCCGCTGGCTTCGTAGGCTTTGGATAGCCCGCTGGCGCTGCCGTAGCTGGAGGGGCGGCCCGGGCCGCCTGAACGTCTTCCCACTTCGTCGGGCAGTTCGACCAGTCCGCTGCGATACGGACCATCGGTTCTAGGTCTTTTTGCAGTAACTCGCAGACTGTTTTGAACTCTTGATGCCAGCGGTCATCGTCCCATTCGTAGCTTCCACGTCCTTCGATCAGCCAGTGATAATTCTCAAGCGTGTGCTTAAGCCTAGTCACACACTCAGCGACCTTTGTGCGGTCGCGCTCTAGAGCAAATTGTGCCGCCTGCGCCCCCTCTGCCGGGACGGGCTGGGCGGCGGCAATGGCAGCATCTAGCTTAATTTGAAGCCCCAGGATGTGCTGTTGCATCGCTCTGCGAGTAGAAGCCGTAGTAGGCCAGTTCTCGAAAATATCAAACATAACTTGTGCTTCATCCCTGCGAATTTGCTCATCCATGCTGGCCCCCGTCCTTGTAACTGCTGCGTCAACTGCCATGGCTACCGCACGGATCAGGCGTCGATTTGCTGTAATTGCTTCAAACCCACCACGCGAACGTTGGTTGCCCATCGCTCCGACCCGTCTCCGTCGATAAATTCCTTTTTCAGCGCAATCTTACGAGCCTTGGCGATAGCCTTCATCCCATCTCCGTTAGCAATCACATGAACCGTCTCATCGCCTATCCATTCGCTGATTCCTGAGTACTTGACCTCAAACTCCACTTCGTAAAGGTGATTCATCACGCATCTCCTCTTAGCTTGCCTTCACCAACGCTCTCAACTCATCCATGCTGGCCCCCGTCCTTTCTTCTCTCGCCTTTCACGCGCCAGGTCAGCCACGCGAGCCAAATAGGCCCAACACCGAAACACCAGACCAGTATCCAGCCGTAGGCCAGAAGGATGAGGGTGCCTCTCACTTCAACCCCCGTTTCTTCGCCCACTCCTTAACGTCTCTGTTGCTAGGCCTCGAGCGAGTTCTCCATCCTCCCGGATTGTGGATTGGGTCGTAAGCGCGAGTGACCGGAGCATTGCCTAAAGACCTCCAGAATCGGATCGCTCGCCGCATTACGAGCAGCAGCCCCAACATCACCAGGAGGATGATGGTAACTCTCACGCGCTCACCTTCCGAGTCGAGTGTCGGCGGCGAGGGCGTCTGCAAACTCCTGACTCAGCCAGTCGATTGCTCGCGTGACTTCAGGGACGTGGTGGAAATTTACCATCGTGCGACCGTGGTACAAAATTTCCATTATCTGCTTACGGTTCAGTGCTGTCTCGGCCTGCGCCCGCAGTCGATAAATAATCTCTACCGCTTGCCAGAGTTTCGCCCGAATAGCGTCGTGCGGCTGCTGGTCAACACAGTCTCCGATGGCAGATTTCAGCATAGCAATCGCTGAACTGCTTTCTGCTGGCGCCAGCTCCGTGCGACAATCAATCAATAAGTCACGCACCTTGCCAGCTTCCATAACTTCCATGTTAAATAGACCACCTTTGGCGAGACAGTCCGTGATTCGTGCTACTAGCTGCTCTCTCAAAGCATTCACACCTTTCTATAAAAAGTCACGTCCTCGAAATCGACGGCAAGCTCCGGAAACTTCTTCTCGTACAACCGCTTAAAGAAGCTCTTGCGCTGCCGCCTCTTGATCTCATCCCCGCCGAATAGATGGCCGTGCTGCACCTCATCGCAGAGCATCGCGCACTTGTGCTCAATCAGCAGGAAGCCGGCGTGTTCCATGAGAGCAATGGTGTCCAGGTCAAGGCGCCGGATCTGCTTGTCCTTTACCGGGTTCTTGGTGACGAGAGCCACCACGCCGGCAGGTTTGAGAACAGCATACATCTGCTCGTACACCTTCAGCATGGCCGAGAGGTAGCTTTCGCGCCCGTCGCGGTGCTTCTCATCCATCAGGTTACCGATATTTGCCGGGTTACGCTGCGTATGCCAAGTGTCCGATGGTTCGTTGGTGTATGGCTTGAACTGCCCCTTCTTGGCAATTCCTCCACCATCCATTCGTGTCGCATACGGCGGGGAGGATAGAACCGCGTCTAAATCGCCGTCCTTGCTGTGGAGGTTTCCGATCTGGTCGGGCCCGTCGCCCATCTTGTTGTGCTCGATCTTCTTTTGAGCAATGAGTTTGTCACCGGTAGGTCCGCGTCCTCTAGCTCGAGCTGCGGACATTTGATCTTGGTACGGCGGGCTCGAGAGCACCGCGTCGATATCCCCCTTCGGGTCTTTGAGGTTTCCGATCTGTGCTCCGTTCTTGCTGAATTGCTCGGGGACGTACTGACGGTTGGCGAGGCCAGGGTCGAATCGATGGCCGGTCTTTGCTATCCCCTTGCCGCCGCCCGCCGGCATAAGGAATGGAGGGGAGTTCACCACGCCATCGTAACGCTGCGGGATCTTGTGCTGCGCGTTTACGCCTGAGAGCTTCTTCTCCTTCTCCGAGTCAATGCCGCTATAGCCGGCGTGGTCGTTGGAACTGACTGCAGCAGCTTCCGGCTCGCGGCGTGACCGGAAATGTCCTCCTACGGTTAGGTCAGAGTCGGCGTAGGGTGGACTAGAAACGGCGCCCGAGTAGCCATTAGCCCACTCTGCGTCGTTCTTCAACTGCGTCAGCAGAAACTCCTCGCTCCGCGGGGATCTCGTCCACCCCGCTGCAATCTCCTTCTCCTCTTGCTCCCGCAGGACCGCCAAGGCCTCGTCCACCTTGCCATCCCGGTAGAGCTTTCTGGCTTTGCCGCAAATAGCAGAGGCCATGCCCATGTCGGCGTAGGGCGGGGAAGTAACTAACCCGTTCGTCAGCTCGGGAGACAGCACACATTCCGGGAGGAACCGCGCATCCCCCTGAATCACTACCGCGAAGCCCATGGTGTGCCAGAAGTTCTCCGAGAACTGGATATTCTGCTCGCAGAGCTCCACGAAATGGCGTTCTAGCTCCACGCCGATCGTGCGGTAGCCAAGTGTGGCGCCCACAACGAGAGTCGTCCCAATCCCGGCCATCGGGTCGAGGATGACGTCGCCCTTCTTCCAGTAACCCATCTCCTCGCCGTGCTGGAATATCCGGTAGCAGAGCCCCACTGCCATCTTCGCGGGATGCCGGTTAGACTCCTTGGTGAAGATATCGCCGCGGGAGGATTCGTAACAGCCGGTCCACCGCTCGGCCAGGACGTGGGGATCTCGCTTGAATGGATCGACCGTAAAAGCCTCTTTCTCGAGAACCTTTGCCAAATCAGGGTCTCTAAGGATCAATTCGTAAACTCTCCTTTGACGATCGGCTTTGTCGGAATCGTCTTATCGAACGCCTTTAACTCCTCATCCCTCGGCCACCTACCGAATTTTCCGAAGAACAGCACCCTGGTAGAGTCGTAGGTTCGCACAGGTTCCTCGGCTTCGGGAGCAATTTCGTGCCGATCGATTAAGACGCGGGCGCCGTACAGGCACTCGATAACCGCGGTCCGGTCTCCAATGTCTATCAATCGTGCCAGAGCTACCAGGGCGTTCGGAACCATCTTGAGGACGGCTTCCCGGAATCCCTCGACCATGGCATGAACTTCTTCTTGGGTGACGATGCGGACAACGGTTTCGCGGTCGAGGCCTAGCTTCCTGCTGATCTCGGCGTACTTGCTTCCGGAGACGAATAGCTGCACCGCGGCTAACTGCTTTGTGCGAGGAGTGTATAGCTTCCGCTTCTTCTTACCGGTCCCGGTTCTAGCTCCCCACTTACGTTTCTTCGGTTTTGCTGCGTTACGCTGTTTTCTCATTTCACTTGTCGGGGCGGTTCCGACTTTGAAAGCTGTGGAATCTTAGCACAAATTGGCATGTCTCCCCATAACAGCAGAGGCTTAATCGTCCTTCAGCGCCCCATCAATCGCTATTACGCGCTGCTCACACTGCTTCCGGATGGAAACGAGCAGCAGGGTTGCGGAGTCCTGGTCGGTCGGTTCCATCCCAATTAGGGTGAAGATGGACTGAGCAATGATGCTAAACACATCGCGGTCGTCGTTTGCGACTTGTTCCAGGTCCACTCTCATAATTCCCTCCTCAATACTTCAGAATCAGGTCTCTCAGCCAGAAGATTTGATTGGGGGATATCGAGGCTTTGGCGCCATACCGGAGCAGGGAGTCATCGATAGACTGGACGAAAGCCAGGTCTTTGTCGGTCATCTCGGCAAAGTGCGGCTTGAGAGTCGCTATGTGACGCTTCGCTTCCGTAATCCGCTCCTCGAGTGTCAGAGTAGATTGGCCTAAACGCATGAGTGCCTCGCTTTCCACAGCAACGGCGGTCTGCATTGTCTTTCCCTCTCATGCGCGTTCCGGCAAGCCGGCTTCGTGCAGACGTGAATGGTCTCTTTCCGGCTGATCTGGCAGTCTGAGCAAGCCCACACGGTCATCTCTCCGCAGATAACGCACGGCTGCGCCTTCTTGAACGGGCACATCAGGCCGTGATGCCCCAGGGGATCTCCGCAGTTTGGACAGGGATTCATAAGCTACTCCGGTATCAGCCGACAAATCGTGATCTCGTCCCATAGGCCGTGCTGTGGCTGATACTCGATATGCCAGGCTGCGGGAAACTCTGGGAACGACAACAGCCCGCGCATGGTGTGGAGCACCACTCCCCCGGAAACCATGTGCCGGCCGCCGCAGCAGTAGACTGCCGCCGAAGCCACCCAATCCTTCCGCACATTCCTATGGCAGCGGAATATCTGTCCAAAATATGGACCTTCATCGATGTTGAAGGAGATATAGCTCGGGTCTCCGAGAACTGCGTCGGTCAACTCTGTGGGGAAAGCTGGAGTATTCCACTCCTTAATTTCTTTTACGTAAGACAGCACGATTTCACGCCGCTCGGCTTGAGTCATTGTGAACCTCAATCCACCTCGAGCATGTGCTCGCAACCCCAAACATTCGTCGTTTCGCCAGGGTGAATGTTCTCCGCTGTTTCAACGTCTGACACGATTATATCGTCACAAAATCCGACAACCAGGCGCCATTCCCGGCCTCCACACATTCGCCCAATTCGCATCGAACTGGTCTCAATGGCAACGAGCAACCCAGAGGATGGTTCCACGTCATCGTTTTTCGCCTTCTGAAGCAAGGCAAGCATCGGCTGACACCATCTCTCGACCGGCGCAACCCTAACCCTAGTTATCATTTGACGCCTCTGGCTGCAGGCGAAACTTGATACCCATTCTCCGCAGCACATTCTTGCTCAACTTGTCACACTCTCCGTTATCGTTGCGAGAGATCCACTGCAGACTCACGTTGTTGCCGGTGCGCTCCTTCAAGACTGCCAGCAAATGACTCGCTTTGTAGTAATAGGGCAGATACAGGCCACCGTTGATCTTCCACTCGCCGCTCAGTTGCTTGATGACTAGCTTCGAGTCTCCCCGGATGATCGTCACGCCGAGGAGGTTCTTGTTCAGAATCCAGTCTACTGCGGCATTGAAACCGGAATACTCCGAGACGTTATTTGAGATTTGTGGGCCGTTCCCGACGTAGCCGGCGCCTTCGTGAACCTTCTTGCCGTCCACCTTGACGAGAATCCCCCAAGCGCCGTGCCCACCTGGGTTGACGGGCTCGGTTACCGCATCGAACCAGGCCTCGATTAGCTGGCCCACGGTTTCCCTTCGATGTGGGGGACAGAACGCTTCATGTACTCGACCAGCGCAACCCAAACCTCTGGCTCGATGACGATAACGTTTGTCACGCCGGCGCCGTTCTCTGTTGTTAGCGTAAGGGCGCCGATCTCTTCCCACTTCGCATAAACACCGTCCCCGATGTAGGTCTTCATCATTCCTCCGGAGAGTAAGGCGTGTCGTCGTAGGCTTCCATGTGCGGACCAGACACGTCTAACGCTTGTGACAGCCTTCGTTCCAACACTCCGCAAGCGGAACAGTCGAAAAACTCTTCCAGGTCTTCTGTCCCATGAGCTTCTTTCCGGTGTTGGCGCAACGCTGCTTCGGCTTCCGCTTTCGTCCGGATAACAACGGTTTTTTTACGGCTGTCGAATGGATTGTTCATCAGAACAACCTCGGGTTCTGTCTCTCGCGGTCCTGGCGCTGCTCTTCCGCGAGGCCTCTCCTGATTCTCTCCACTTCGTTCTTGAGTTCCAGCTTCTTGATGCACTCGAGGCAGGGACCGCGCCGGCCAGAGTCCACGCGATGCTGCGTCATCGCGCTGCAGCGTTTGCACCACGCCGTACATCCTAGAGTGTTCTTGGTGAAGTGCTCACTCACTGATCGTTGTCGCTTTCCGGTGCACCGTTCAATTCGTCGTAACGCTTCGCCCACCGATCGCGGGCATCGTACCCTGCGGGAGTTTCGGAAAACTCCATAGTGTCGCGTCGGTTGTCGTTGTTGTTCGCTTCGTACACCCGCCCGCTGGCTTCCATCTCGAGTGCCAAGTCTGCCAAACGTTGCCATTGGCCGCGCAATCCGAGTCTCATTAGGAAACCAGCAACCAGTCTAAAACGTTCTGCCTTGTGTTTCGCGGTATCAGGCCACTCCGCGCCGTAGTCTATTAGTGGGTCGCCATGGTTGAGATAGTCCTCTTGATCTCCAATGGCGAGGTCCAACATCTCACTCAAGGCTTCGATCTCTTTAGGTGTTATTGGGTCGATCATACTTGCTCCATGTGTTTGCAGTGGATTAAGCAGCAACCTGGACAACGGCCATTCGTGCAGCGGTCTCGCCTGGTAGCACTCTTGCCGCATTGATTGCACCGATTCGCTGCTCGGCAGTCTGGACAGGAAATTCCGTGCGGGAATTTTAAGACATCGATCGACACCACTCGCGGAGTCACAGATTCGCCTTCGTGCAACCTGCCAAAGCAGCCGCAATCCATCGGATCCGGATGACCGCAGCGGAGGTATTTCCCGTTCTCAACCCATGCCTGGTTTTCGTAATCGAAGCCGTGAAGTAAAACACCATGAACATTGAACACGTCTCTACTGGTTCGCATAGCAGCATTTCTCCTTGGAAGGAGGATATCAGATTGTGCCAGTGTGAGCCAGAACTAATTTAGGAAGGAGGAGAACAAGGGGGAAGGCAAAGAGTACAGCAGCTCGCTTCTCGGAGCACCGCGGGAACAAACGGCGCCCTGTAGGTCATCGCACTCTCTTTGTCTTCCCTCTCCGTTTCTTGCCGCGTCCTCCACCTTCCCGACTGCTCCGGCGACTGCGAGGAACGGCTCTATAGATATGCCAAGCATTGGCAATCAATCTTGGGTAAAGCAAACAACGCTCAATGCTTGGATTTTTTTTGACGTGGTATTTTGGCTGGCGGCTTCCCTCGGACCGCCGAAACTTTGGGGGGATTTCATCCACGTAGCCCCCCGGCGTGGTTTTTTCCTCTCAGGTAAGGCGTCAGACGCCGAGTACGGCGCAGGTCTCGTTCAATTCGTTGTGACAGGCCTTGAGGAGCAGATTCTCTTCACTCAACCCGGCCATAAGATCGGAGATTCCTTCAGGGGCGGGTCGGTCTTGGCCTTCTTTCGGCAATGGACCGCGCAACCCTTGGTTTATCGCAGCAATACGAGCGCGGAGCTCGCGCAAAGCGTGGATGTGACTATTGACGGTATCCAGAGCGGTTTCTCTCTCGACCGCCGGGCCGATGCCACCTGACTGAGTAAGTGTGTGGCGTCCGATCTGAGTTGGGGCATCCCGTTCCATAACTACCTCCTAGCCGCGGGAGTCTATCAGGTTACATCCTGGCTAGTCCACCAAAAGAAGCAATGCGGGCGTTCAGCGAAGGCGGGCGCTTGCCCTTCTTGAACCCCTGTCCTTGGTGCATCTTCGCGGAAACTACCTTCTTGCCCGGTCCGGGCTGCCTGGTCTTCGGTATCCCGCCGCCGCGGTGAGTCCCATACGACGCGCTGCCGGCGTCGATGCGCGGAGCAGAACCAAACCCCTTGCCCTTCCGGAACCCCTGGCCTTGCCCCATCCGGCTCGAGGATACGAAGCTGCTGCCGGCGCCTCGCGCCTTAAACTTCGGAGTTCGCAACATACGGCCGCCTCCTTCCGGTGAGAATGGCACCTGGCTCTTCCCAGGTGTGGCGAGCTTCTCACTCGGGTAGATCGAAGACGTACTGCTGCCGGTGTTGCCGGGCTCGTCGTCGGCCCGTCCGGTAATGTCGTCCTCGAGCTTCAAGGCTTTGAATCCGCGCTTCGGAGGGAAACTCCTCGGCGCCAGTGAACGGTTCCTGAGTAGCATCAGACACCCCCAAACGATCGAATCCGGTCTTCATGCTTCCGCTGCATGGCCTTGCCGTGCGCGGTTTCCTTGTTGCCGTGCATGGCGCCCATGTTATTGAGCCCGCCGTACACGTATCTAGCGGCTCGGCGGCCTTTGAGTCCCTTCTTGGCCGCCTTCGCCTTTAACTTCCGCTCGAGGAATTCCGGCACTCTCAACCCAACCTTGCTAGAGTCAACGTATTGATTCTAGCTTATGGAGGCATAATAACGTCTTTTGAATCGCCCACTTAACCAGCCTTTGTAGCCGCCGTCAGGACATTCTCCGCGAGTACGCGGGTCGTGGTGATCTCCAGTGTTTCTCCTTCGCCGTGACCGAAGTGCTTCTCGAGCACTCCCTTGATCTGCAGTGGATCTTCCACCAGAACCACAGCAACCCCATGCGTTACAGGGTCGGGACCGGTGAAATGCGTGCGCTTTTCTTTGGGAATAGCCGGCCCGCGAACGAGATACTCAACGTGGTAGACCTTCGCAAGTACGGCAGCCGCCGCCGCTTTTGCGTCTTTTGCGTCTTGTTTTGCGTCTTCCGCGTCATGCCGGCTTTGAGCTGAACTTGAACCTGAAGCTGAGGACATTGGCGTTTCTCCTTTTTGTTAGCGTCTTTCGAACATCCTGCGGAGTATGGCGATGAGCAACACCGAAAAAGCCACCGCTCCGACAAAAGCTACAAACTCACTCACGCCGGCTTGCTTGGCGTCAATGCCGCCATCAAAGCCTGATAGGCCGTATCGTTGCCCTTCGTCACGGTTTGCACCTGGTCAGCCAGAGCATCATCCGTCACGCCGCCTTGCGCCCGGACCGAAGCGATGAAACCCAAAAGCGTGTTTAACAGGCTGAGTGCGAGAGTAACGTCTACAGGGTCCATTTACTTGCCCCCGAGTGCTGTGAGGATAGCCGTTGCGCCTATGGTTAGGCCGGACACTACAGCCTCAATCTGCTGCTGCGACGTGGGATTTGTGACATGAATCAAAGCGAGTTGCTGCGGACTGGCGAGTGCCGTCTGGAAAATCTGCACGCAAGCGGTGTAGGAACCTGATTTTGAGCCTGCCGTGTGCGCTGCCTGAGCACAAGCGCCGAAAGCTCCATCAGCCTTGTTGGCAAACTCGAAATAGCCGAGTACGTTCGTTTCTTCCTGGATAGAGATAGCTCCGGAAGCGCGTAGCTGGTCGATCGTCTTCATGCCGGCAGCAATGCCGTTGCCGACGTCGAGAGCCCCTTTCTCGCAAGCTCCATAGGGATCGGCACACCCTGCAAGGAGCATCAGCGAGCATAAGAACAACCGGAATGTCATGTTGATACCTCGGCTGGAAGCGGTGCGGTGGGTGGAATACTTCACAGAATAGAAGCGTAGTGAGCAAAACCCTGTAATGTCAAAAGAAAAATGGGCCAAGGATGCGAAGCCCTGGCCCGGAACGGAGAAATGCTTGGGATGACTCTGTTGATCTGGAAGGGAGTATACCTCATTTCTTCCTGATCTTCTCTAAATTGCGCCCGGCTGCCGAGTTACTCAGAGCTCCCATGGCAGTCTTAACCAGTTCAATGTCGTAACCGATGATGTTCAGGACGCGGGTAAAGGACAGCCAGTCCCCGGAAAACAGCCAGGATTCTGCCTGGGTCTTCTTCCCGTGGCACTCCATGCAGATAACCAGGAGATTCTCGTCAATGTGCGGGTCGGCGCCTTTGAAGAAGCGCCGGCAGAATCGTTCCGGGATTACGTGGTCTACGTGGCGGTTCCAGACGAAAGTACCCGGCGAGAGGGGCACTTTTAGGTTTGTGTGGCAAACCTGGCAAGCATCATCCTTGCATCGGTCGATAGCTCTGGTCCGCTGATCTCGAAATCTTACCTTCCTCGAGTACCATCGGCCAGCGCGGCTAGAGGCTCGCTTCATTTGGCAGGTTTTTCGTGCTTGTCTGTGCGAAAAAATTCCCGCGGGTCGGATGGTGGTCCATTCTTCCCTCGCTCCTCGCGCCACTTGCGGAAGTCTACAAGCATCGCTATAGCGCCCTTCTGATCCAGGCCTACCTTCTCCCGCATGAAGGACACCATAAACGCATCCTGCTCGGCGGCTTCGGTACATTCTAGGAGGTCTCGCGCATGACTACGCGCCTGTTCCGGTGTGAATTGGCAGATTGGCTGATCGTCCTGTAGAAGCTGGATGAACGGTTCGCCCGCCTTGTTCACACCGCTTTGAGACCATAGGACGTGTTCCTTGTCATCGGCCATGCTTCACCGCCGCCGGCCGCCAGTTTTTTCCGCCGTGCCTGTACCGATCGTTCAGGACCGAGGCTACCAGCTTGGCAACCGCTTCCTGCTCGTTCGTCGCGTTGCAGGTCATTGAGTGAGTCGCGTCCTCGCCGCAGTCCCAGGAGTTCTCGCCCTTGCCTGGGAATGGTATCGGCGTGTCCGGAGTGATCTTTGCGCGGATACGGCGCAACGGCCAAGGCCAGCGCGGGCGCTTCCAGGTAGCTTCCTCGATCTTCACTTCAGCCGGATAGACGGCTTCCGGCATGGGAACCTCGACGCGGGAGGTCTTCAGGACGCGTTCCGAGTAGACCGGTCGCCCGAAGAGAATGTCTCGAGGAGTGATGTAGAAGTGCCACCACTTGGGATCGGCGCGGCGGTGCTCCATGGGGTCGTGCCACAGGTCGATTGAGAGGCTTCCGTCCAACCAGTAGAACCCGATGGTTCGGCCATTTCCGTACTTCTGGTCCGGGCGCTTGATCTTGTGTTCGAGCCAGCGGTAGAGAGGGAAGTATTCAAGGTGCCAGTAGAGATTCACCCGGCCAATGCAGAAATGACCAGAAAGCGCGTGGTCGTAGTCTGCGAGCCCGATACCGATGCTCAGACGAGACACCAGAAAGCTCCACTCGAGGCCTATGGTGAATGTCTCGAAGTGCAGCCAGCATCGCCCGTTCCAGAACTTACTCCGCGGCGTACTGCCGTCGTGATTCTCACTCAGGTTTTGGGAGTGAAAGCGCATTGGCAACCTCGGTAGGGACCATTCCGAAGATACAACCGCATTGAGAACAGAACGTCAACGCCATACGAGATTCGTTTCTCCACACACCTAGCTGCTCGATCGTGGATTTGCACTCCGGACAATGCGGGCGAACCTTCTTGGAGCTGCGCTCGTCAAACGTCATCTTCGACATTTTGGCGAATGCTTTGCTGTCGGCAAGCGGCGTCTCGCTGTAATGGATTACCAGCTCGAGCTTTCGAGGAATCCCGTCCGGGAAATAGTCGTGGATGCGCTTGTCGATCGGCCTGCCCTCGCGGAGCAGGTTGATGTTGCCCGGTTCAAGAACGAGGATTAGAACGGTTTGACCGTCCGCACCTTTGGCGATGAGTTCGTTCATGCCGAGGTTGCCTTGTCCCTTCGCTTCCACTCTCCGTCAGGTCCCTGGACAGCCTCGCTGTACTTCCGGAGAAAGACGTGCTGTGGGTTCAGGTAGATGTACCCGTCGCTCTGAATAACCCAAAAATCGTCAATCTGGGGGTTCATGCGGGCCATCATCTCCGCGGTAGCTGTCACTCTACTTTCGTTGTCTAAGATAAGTTGCCGGCCACCGTCTGTGTTGATTGGGCCGATCGACTTGATCTTGAACGCTTCCGCTATTACCGGGTTTGCGATGTAGTGCATCTCTCCTCCATTTTCAAAGGGAAGGCGCCCGTCCCATGCCGAAAACTTCCACTCTGTCGCCAGAGTCGCGCGTCAGCATCACAGGCGCCCACAAAGTCTACAAAAGCTCTTCCTCCCAAAAGGTCCAGGTCTTACGCTGCCCCCGCGGTCCTTGCTTGTCCCAGGACATGATTAACACGCGCCCGCCGGCTGCCCTCCACTCGTCAAACTCCCAAACGCACTCCGTTCTGATCTTCACCCGCCTCGCGGCGTGGTGTGCGCCTATGCAGCATTGGACGAGGCCGATGCCCCAACCTGGCTTGCAGATGAGGAGGTCCCCGAAACCGAAGACGTCGACGCGGACTCCATACGGGAAGAGGTCCGTTTTCCCCGTGGCCTTGTTGAGACGCGGGATTGGCTTCCATCTTTCGACTTGCGCGGTCGTGAAGCCTTCGCCTTTGTAGTGCTTGAGGCTTCTTGCTGTCGGACTCGTTCCAACCTTTCGCTTAGCTGGCTTCCCTCCCCCGCCGCCTGCAGAATTTCCGAGTCGTCCTTCGTCAAATAATCGGCCACTATGAAGTCTAGCGCCCCCTCCTTGGTGTTCAGCTTTACCAACGTCTGGATTCTGCCGATCATGCTCATCACTTCCACGAATAGGCTCTGCACCACCACGAAGGTCAAGTGACGCTTGGGTTCCTCGCTCGGCTTCACCGCCTTGAGGACTGCCGCTTTGAACTTCTCCACGTCCATCGTTAACGCTCTTTTTATCCATGCGGCACTCAACCCTTTGACGCGATGAACACGGCAAAGCATCGTCGCGTTTGCGTCACCCATCTGCTCGAGCTGCGCGAAACTGACTTTCTTGGTATCCAGGAGAAGGCGTACCTGCGCCATCTTCGCCATCACTCCCGATCGAGACCGCCGAATCTTCTTGATGAGCTTCGCCAGGCAGGCCTCCCAAGTCTTAAACCCGTCCTTCTTGAACGCCTCGGCTCGGCGGTACTTCTCTGCGTTTAGGTAAAATTGAGTGTTGCTCTTGGCGCCGGCAAGCCCGGCTGCTATCAGGTCTTTGAAGTGAATCGTATCGGCCATCTTCCCCTTTCTCCTCAGTCCACAGTTTGGACGGTTCGAAAGTTACTCCTAATGCCAAACTGAGTCAATCAACTATCCTCTTTTCCACATTTCCTCTAAGTTTTCCACAGTAAAAAGGCTCTATCACAACAAGGGTTATCTTAAGTATTCTTGTTGTTGTGAGTCCTGTGGAAACTGTGGATGGTTCGATGTTTGACGTGTGTACTCAACGAACTAGCGTCCACAGATAGGGATGTGGGAATCTCTTTCTCAGCTTGGCAACCAGGGCACTCCTGTCCATCAAAAACAACCTTGGGATGGTGCTTGCAGGTCTTGAGGGGGATACCTTGTTCGTGAACCAGCGGCACCCATGGCTTGCTACTAAAAGGAGCAGGTTTCTCCCAAGTGTAGGAAATCATCCTGCCCACTAACATGCGGAAAAACATTGTTCCTGCCGGGGGTTCATTTTTGATTCTTCTTCTTAGAGTATTCCCCGATAGCCAGCTTGGCCCGTCCGCGGTGCGCCGTGCAGCTCGCGCAGAGACAGGTATGCCAATCGGATGTAGCTATGTGTTTTACGGCCGGCGCAGGTAGTACAGCAGGTTTTCCGGGGAGAACATCAGATCCATAGCCGGTGTTGACTGGAAGGCCGGCTGCCGCCAATCGATTATTTCCGCGGTCGCCAGGTCCTCCGGGCGCACTAGCGCGTTGTCCAGCCACAGGTACTCCTGTATCTCGAGAGGGGTCTTCCACTGAATGGTCCTGGGCATGTTTATTTCCGTTTCCGGATGGGTTGCTCATTTGCAAAAAACTATATCAGAGTGTGCCAGTATGCGCCACAGAAGAGTATTGCTTGGGGAGGGGGCAAGCGTTATGCGGTGGCGCTCATAGGGTCGATTATACCGTCCCAGGTTCATGCAACTGTCTCAAAATGAACAGACCATGGCGGGCTTTGGGAGGATTATACCTCTTCCTCCTGCTGTAACTGGTGCCGAGGATTCGCGGAAGCGGGGAAGATCGGCGCAACCCATTGCCAATATGGCGTGTGGAAACGGTCTAGTCTTCGGTGCCAGGCGCAGGGGGTCTAACAAGCCGCTCGAGACTTCAGGTCCTCCCGCAGTTCCGCTTCAAGCGCCTCCCGCTCGTTTCTCAATCTCCTCAAACCTTCGAGCCTGTCGAGGAGTTCCGCATCGGTCATTTGCTGCCGGCCATCCATCAGCGATGTGAAAGCGGCGTAAAAGAGCTTCAGTAACTTCAGTTTGGACACACTTACGGTTACCATTTCACTCACTGGTTTCCCCTCCGGATGCGACTTACGGTTTCGGTTTTTCGATTATGTCCTGAAGATCCAGGAGGCTTTCCTTCATTACCCTGGTTGCGTTCATCGCCAGGCCGTGTTGGGCATAGGCCACTCTGCGCTTCACACTCTCTAGAGCCTCCCCCTCGAAAGACGGATAGAGTTGTTCGACGCGGTGAATCTCGCGCATAAGGTCTTGGATTAGATCGGGCATTGTTATCTCACCTACTTCATTTTTGGAGGAGGCATCCCTCGAACTAGTTTAGCCGGCGCTGGAGGAGTAGCGTGTCCGATAGCCTGCCACGTCGCCGGCATTTTGTGGTTATTTACCCACTCTTCGGCTGCTACTTTCGATCCAAAATCCTTCGCCTTTGCAAACTGGTAGGTCAACCCACCGCCTTCCGCGATGTACGTCGGGGGATTTTCCGCAGTGAACTGGACAACCCAAACCATGATTTCCTCCTCCGGATAGCCGCCCCATCCCGTCGTGAGATATCCCGGCTCGGTCACGGCAAGTACAAGTCGATTAGCGGGATCTTCTTACGTTCAATGTCCTTCTCAGCCAAGAATTTGACCATACGTTTCAGCGCACGCAAGTATTTCTTTTTGACCGGGCCCGGCTCTGAGGAATTGAACACCTCGATGCAGAAGAGAGCCTGCTTCGCCACCGCTCTCCGGATGACGCGGTACTTGCCGAACCACCCCTTGGCATTGAGTCGCCTGACTTCCGATCGCCAACCCTCGCAGATTCCTACCGTGCGGAGCGTTTGTGCGGTCTTCTCTGCCGACCAGGTGCTCGAACCATGCCAGTCGGTCCCGTGGTGGCAGCCGAACGGAAGCGGACCGAGGGAACAGACGCGAGCCCGGAGAGCATTGTACGGCTCTGTTCCGGCGCCCTTCTTGCTGAACGCGCACTCATCGCATGGCGGTCTCAAATTGACACCTCTCGGACGATGCAAATAGGGCAGTTCGCTACCTGGAACATGATTCGGGGATGGCCTTTGTCGCAGGTCTGCCATTCCCGCTCATTACGGGCTGCTGCAGGCACGATCTGTAGCTCGTAGGGTGACGGGCGCAGGAGAAACCCCTTCCGGATGAGCGTATTGATGTGCTTGTGGACCGTGCTCAGAGACTTTAGACCTAGCTTGTCTCCAATCTGTTTATAGGTGGGGCTCTTCCGTTCCTTGGCCGCGAGGAATACCACGGCGTCGAACACTTCGCGTTGCGCTTCAGTCAGCATCTTCCGTCTCTCTCTCAGAGCTATAGCCAAGGTCAGTCAGTTCTTGCGGAACAGGAACCTGCTTAAATTCTGGTGATAACTGGCCGATGAAATACCTGCGAACCGCGCTTGCCTTTGGCGAGTACATGCCATACTTCTGCTCTGCAGCGATGATCCAGCGCATAGCATTTGGGACCGGTTGTTTACGTAAAATCATTTTCGTGCCTCCTTTCACTACGTTTTCAGGGAGAAGCGCCCGCCGTTTTTGTTGATTAGTTGCGCGGCGTTCAGTTTGTAGATGACCTGGTAGACGGTATCGCTCGAGCAGTGGGCTGCCGCTTTCAGTTGCGCGGCAGTCATTTCTCCATGGAGCAGAAGCAGGTCAATAAACTCTGCCGGCTTTCCGGGCATCTTCTGCTTCCAGGAAACCCACTTCTCCCGCGCATGGTCGTGAGAGCGTAGCGGCTCGGTCGCCGTCTGCAGGTCAGCCGCCTTCAGGTCTCCGAAGATGGCACGCAGGAGGTTGTAAAACGGGAGCAGCTTGTTTTGCACTTCCACCAGGACTACCTGACGGTCCAAAGCCTTCTTGCGGGCCTCGGCCAACTGGTGCTGTAGGTCCTCAATCTGCTGGATGAGTTCATCCCTCTCGGTCAAAACGGGGACTCCTTCATCTTCATTTCCGTTCTCAAGCAGCCGCATTTGCGCCCTCCGTGATAGCCGCGAACCCCGAAAATGCGCGTTCCATCATGGCCGATGTTCCGCACCGCTCCATCTGCCGCATGGCGCCCACTGTCAGCCTGATGGCGTTCAGGTTCCACTTGGACTCTGCCCACCGATCGCAGGCAATGGCGTAGTTGTGGAGGCTCCCCTCCGTCATTTGAATCCACTCGAGAGCTCGATCGCGAGCTTTGGTAAGTAGGAGGAACATCTCGAGGTCGGCGCCTTGTTTCACATCCCCGCCAGTGTGGTACGGGACGACCTTTTCCCTGTAGGCTTTGGCAATCTCGTCCTTGGTAGGCGATGGGTCGTTGATTCCAAGCAAATCCTGCCAGGAATAGTCCGCTTCCTTCTGCCGGGAGATCCAGACAGCCACGGCAGGGTCTTGGACGGTGTTGTTTGTGGTGATCTTGACGGACACCACGCCCATGCGGTCAAACTCTTTGAGCATGGCTTGCTCGTAGAAGAGTGCGGTTTTCTTCCACTGAGGATTGCTGTCGCGGTCGTTGATGCGTGTCCGCGGCGTCCCCGCCGGCCATTCCAGCTTGCCGTGCGTCACGATGATTTCTTCCTTCTTCACAAGAATTCCTCCTCCACTTCCCAACTACTCACCCGTTCAAGCTCTTCGGCGGTGAAATGCTGCTTGGCGAGTGCAATCGCTTCTCCTGGATGATCTACTTGCAGAAGCTCGTCTATCTCTGAAATTGGCACTTCGCGCTTGCTGCCGTCCTTGAAGTAGGCGATGACTTTCATTGCTTCACCCTCTCCCACACTATCGATTTCCTTCCGCTTGGGCCTTCCCGGCGTGCCCCTGAATCCTTGATGAATCCCTTCCGCTGAAGAGGGGCTGTTCGTGGACTGACAGTGTTTAGAGGAAGGCCGAGTTTCTCCGCTATTTCGTGCGCTGTCCGGGGCGTCCATAGAGCCCCATAAACCTGGCTCTCTAAGTCTGTGGCGTCTACGGACTTCGCTGCTGCCTTGCTGGTTTCGGGGTCTGTTCTACGTGCTGCTCCGAATTCCTTCTCTGGAAACAAGGTTTGTTGCTGACTCATCGTTGTTCCTCACCCCAATTTCGATGTCGCTCTTTCTCAATAATGTGGTAGGACGCGGCTTCGATAATCGCTGCGGCTCTTCGGACTGCTTCATCCGGAGAGTATCCGTTTGCTTCGCCGCCTGCGTCGAGGGGACCGCCGTCCCCTCCCGCGTGGATGATTGCTGCGGTAAGTACGAGCAGTTCTAGGTCACTCATGCCATGAAGTCCTTGAAGGCAAGTTTTCCCTCTTCGAGCGTGAGAACCTGCTCCGAGACTAGCTTCTCGAGAATCTGCTTCCCGAATTGCTTGGCGTAGCTCGAGGATGGTCCGTTGTTCTCTGGATGGCGTAAGGCCAGTTGCAGGTTCCCAAGCACCGCCATCCACACAACGGCTTCGGTGATGACCGGAACCAGGAGACGAAGTTTTTCCTCTGGGATTTTAGGAACCTTCATGCCCTAATCTCCTCCTTCGGTTTCAACCTCTGGATTTCCGCAACCGCGGCATCCAGGTCTTCCTCGTCTGACACCAACACCCCGCCATCCTCTAGCCAAGGCGTGCGGATTACGATGGTGATTCTGGTTTGTTTGCGGTGGGCATGGTCGAATAGGTCAGCAACCGCCGCAAGATGGTCTGCAATCTGAGCCCGCAGGAGAAGCATCCAAGGCTTAGTCATGGCTTGGACTCCTTCGACACGGAGGGGGATAGCAGTTCGAACAGTTCGCCGAGTGCCGCGTCTGACTGCTTTTCGTACCTGATTACTGCGGCGTCGTTATGAGCATTTTGCAGAGCGAAGCCTAGCGCGTTTGTGGCCTTCCTCGCCAAGTTGTAAATCTGGCGGTCTCGATCGCTTAACGCATCCCATCGGCGTTTCCAATCGGTATAGGCTGTCATGCGGCCACAGTCTTTCCGTCTTCCTTGAACGGTGTCGCCCCGATCTTCCGCGCTCCGTCGATCGTTGGCGCCCGTCCTTCCTTCCGGTTTATGAGCAGCGTGGCTTGCTGGTTCACGCCAGCGAATAAGAAACCCCAAAGCGTCTTGCTGTAGCAGTAGAGCCACGCGCCGTTGAATAGCACCTGGATGGCTTTCGGGTCTTTACCGTCGCCTTTCTTCACGTTCTTGATTAGGCCGGTCTCCTCGACGCAGGACGCCGATGCCGGCCGCGGCTTGTGCTCTGCCGGCTGAGTCTCGGTAATCTGGATGTTCACCTCGGGCCGGGCGCACAGTTCGAACAACAAGGGGATATATGGCGCCTGAAGGATGAATTCCTGCTTCCCGGCCAGCTTGGTGCCCATAAGCTGGTTCGTAAGCTGCCCCTCGATCGCCCTGGTGTCGTCGCCGGTCACTCGAGCCAGGTCCTTGTCCTGCCAAATGACGTTGATGTGACCTTTCTTCTGCGGAGAGTTGGGGAGAGTTGGGGAGTTTTGCGGAGTATCCTTCTCCACCACCCCAGGCTTGAACGGTTCCTCGGCAGGCTTCTCGGCGGGCACGTCCAGCGTTTCCGGCCACTCGTTGGGGTCTTCCTGGAAGACTTCAGACAAGGCGCCCATGCGCTTTATAGCTTTCACAAACCCGCGCTTCTCGCCCATCTGGCGTACCTTGTTGCGCTCGTCGTAGATGTTGGGGTTGTCTACGCGCTCCTGCCAGATCCAGTATTCTGCGGGCATCTTGGCTTTCTTGTCCTTCTGCGTCATTGCCACGATCTTGCCGAACGCCATCTTCGCCGGCAGCCAACGGCCCATGTTGATCGCAGACTTGCGGGCAGCCTCGAGCTTGTTTGGAGAGATCGGATTACCGTCCTCGTCCCGCATGTCGGCCCACCGATAGCGGAAATTCGTCTCCATGGTCGAGCAGGAAGCGGTCGCGTTCGATAGCTCGGACGCCCGGATGATGGCGTTGACCGCTGCCTCGATGTTCTGGCCGCCCTTCTCGATTACCTGCATAATGAGGTCGTAAACCAAAGTGGGCAGCATATGGCCGCGGACGACAACTTCTATATGCCCGTTGCCGAGGTCGTTCTCGACGGTTTCGAAGTAGGGACGCACCTTCAGCCACACGGCAATCTTCTCGGCGCCAGGTTGCAGCAGGCTCTTGCCGTTAGTTCCGGGGATCTGGTCGTAGTCTATTCCAGACTTCAGCATCTTCTTGATGAAGTGCCGGATGGTCTTGTGCTTCTGGATGGTCTGTTCGATCGACGGTGCCGCCAGAGCTTCCTTGCGGAGAAAATCAACCTCAAGAGGCTTCGGCGCAACCGGGACAATGGCTAGTGAAGGTTTCGGTGTTGACCGCCGGCGCTTCAACCGCTTCACTGCCGCCGCCCTTCTCTTCGTGCTCCGTACTCGATTCCGCTTCTTTGCCGCCGTCTTCATCGCATTTCTCCTTGAGGTATTCCACCTCACTCCGCAAATCGTTGATTCCTGCTAGAAGAGCTTCCTTGGTGGTTTCTTCGGCTATGTGCTCTTCCAGTTCGTCCAGGTTCTCGCGCTTCTCGCCGCACAGACAGGTGAAGACATGGCCTTCATAGTTGCTGGCTTCGATGTAGCGCGTGCCGTCCGGTTCGTGGGTTGGCATGGTACTCCTTTTGTCCAATCTTTGGACGCCTAATTATTGGCCGATCGTCTCCTGCCCATCATCATTTCTATCCGCTGCAGGAACAACTGATTTATGCACTCGGCATCTTCAGGGTGAATCCCTAACCAGGCCATCGCACAACTAGCGGAACCAAGAAGCTCGATCGCCTCCGGGCAGGGGTGGTGCTCGCAGGCCCACTTCCAGTACCGTATTTCGTCTTTCTCGAACATCACAAGATAGGAATGGTTGTGTTCCTCGACCGGCTTGAAGCAAACAGAACAGAGCTGCTCGGCCATCAGTCTTTCCTCCGTCCGTTAAAAACCAGGTCTATTACCTCGGCAAAGTCGCTCATGTATTTGCCTTGAGGGACGATCTTCAGTTCCAGCACTTCGACGCCGGGAGGAACCCGGATAGCTACCGGCTTCCCCTCGAGCAGCTTGATGCTGTGTTCGGCGTCGATCTGCACCTTGTGAACCTTCATCGCGGTCTCCCTACTTGATATCGAGTCTGGTCCTGGAAGTCTCGAGGATAGCGCCGGGAATGGCGATTTGCTTTAGGGACTGTTCCCGCTCTTCTGGCGTGAGCTTTTCGTCCTTGATGACTTCTTGCTTGACGACCTCACGCGCTTTCAGCGCCTCGGCCAACCGCGTCTTGTTGAGCACCTTGGTTGCGGGAACGTCATCGAAATACTCCGCGGGAATCTGCGCTTCATCAATGACCATTACCTTGTCGGGATTCTTGCTGATGCGAAACTCCCGGTAGTTCCCGGTGATCTTCTTCGCGTTCCAGGAGGTCAGCATCCAGGCCTCGATGTTGCTCCGGATGATCTCTGCGAAGCGTTCCTGCCGGCGGGCCATAAGTTCAGCCTGCTGCACGCCTCTGCGGATCCGCGCTGCCAGGTCCAAGAACGCGAAGTATAGCTCGGCCACGCGGTCGCGGACGGCAAGCGGATTTGCTTGTTTGCTCCCGCTATGGGTAAGAATGTCTCCCTTCTCCAGCATCGCGCCAACCAGTTCCCGCGAGAACAGCGTTGCAGTCTCCTGCATGGCGGGATCTTCTGAGTCGAGCTGCGCGTCCACGCTCTGCATGAACGGTCCAAGTTCTACAGCAAGGTCCTCGATCGAGAGCCCTGATTGTAGAACTATCGCTTTTTGTTCTGTCTCTGGTGCAGGCTTCGCCTTTGCCATCGCATTTCTCCTTGTTTTTACCTTTTGTCGAGTTTAGTTCTACTGTTTAGTTTCGCTGAGATGAGCCCGGCAAGACGTTCCGAGATCGGCAGGTCGGCTTCCACTCGCGCTATCGTGCGGCGAGACACGCCGGCGAATTCCGCGAATTCCGTTTGAGTCCACCCGCGTCCTACCCGGAAACTCTTCACCGTCTCTTTTAGCTTGTTGGACATGGCTGCATTGTGCCAAAACATGCCAGGGATTTCAAGGGATAAAACAGACTGCTCCCGTCTAAAGGAGCAGCCTATCCATACGAGGGTTGTGCAAAGCAACAGAAGGAAACTCTAGCAGTTGTGACGAGTGTACTAAGGTTCTCGGTTCGCCAGTGATCTATTCGTCGGCGATGTGCTTAAAGGGATTGAGACATGGTAGGAGAGAACATCCTGGGGTTGATGACTCCGACCGGGTTCGCCTTGGCCGGCGCCTTAATCCCAAGAATGGACTGCATCATCGGAGTGATTCCCGGAGGGGTGGGTCGGACTGGCGTAGGTGGAGGGGCTGGCGCTACGGGAGGGGTCGGCGGCAGCGGCGTAGCCGTGATCGGCGGCAGAGCAGCTTTCGGTGGGGACGTTGCTCCCAGGCCGGCATCAGCGATAGGGGCGCTAACGCTTGGCTGCACGCTCAAATTGGGATTGTCTTCCACTCCCAACCCGCCAGAGTTTGGGTACGTCCTAAAGCCGCCGCTACCGAAACACATTACTGCCTCCCTGGCGCGGATACCGGCGCCTTGTGCGCGAACGGAACCTTGATCTTGAACATCGGACTGGCGGCGTACTCCGGATGGCTCTTCAACTGCGCCAACATCGCCAACCTGCCGGCCTCGCGCACTCTGCCAACCTCGCGTTCCACGTACTTCTGCTTCACAAAGTCGGTGGCACCAGTGTATTCCTCGCTCTTCATCGTCTCGGCAAGCATCTTGTAAAGCAGTCTGCCCGTCGTCCTGGTGTAGAAGTCTTCGCCCTTCGGGGAAAGCTCAAACTCGATCGGCTTTATGGTGATCTTGTCTTTCAGCGGTTCAGGATGAATGCCGATTCTCTCCAGCTCGAGGTCAACGGGGTCTTTACTCGCGGTCCCGGTGATGCCTTGCTCGCTGGTCCTGCCGAAGATATCGCGCTGCGGTGAGAGAGTCTTCGAAAGAACAGGAATCCCGGAAGCAACCTTCTCGGGAATCGACTTAGCTATTCTCTGGATATCGGTCTGCTGCACGATGTTGCGCTGCATCCCGGAGAACGGCACAAAGCCGGTAGCTATGTCCGCGAGGAACTTCGTTGTGGATGCCTTCCCTTCCCTGATCGAATCGAGCATGTTGGCGATTCCGACGAAATAGGACTGGTCGAACGTCGCCCGCCCGACCGCCGAGGCTGCGTTCGTCAGCCGCTCGGTGCTCGGTATCGTGCCATCAGCGTCGTATTTGTCGTACCACGCCGCCGTCACCGCAATCGCCACCCCGAACGGCCCGGACCATCGCAGATAGGGATACCAGCGGTCGCCCACTCGGAAGGCATAGGGCTTTTTCCCAAGCCGGTAGAATTCCTCCCTCTTGCCTGGGTCTTTTGGAGCAGGCCCGGTTAGCTTCCCGTTCATAGCCAGGATGGCCGCGGCACCCATCACGGCAGCACCGAATAGCGCCTTCGAAATAATGTCGGCTGCCTTGCCTGGCTGGTTGCGGGCATCTTTCGACAAGAACTTGAGTGCGCCTGCAGGTGTTACCTCCACGCCTGCCTTCAAGACGTTCCAAGGCAGATTGATGAACGGCACCACAAACCGCAGCGGCTTCACTCCTCCGATCGCAGCGTAGTTCTCGGGCACTCGCCATTCCCGTATGCGAATCATCAACTGAGAGAACTTATCCGGCTTATCCAGGAACGCGGTGTACCGCGCAAACTTCTGTGCTGCTTCCACGTCTTCCACTTCCGGATTCGCTCGCTCGCGGGCATATTGCTTTTGGTAACGGCTTTGGCCCAATGTCGGACTGACGCCGCCGCTCCGGATTGCCTTTCGAGCTGCAATCGCAGCCAGTTCGCTCTCGAGACTCGTCACGCGGAAAAGGTTGTGCGCGGCCATTAGCGCCCGGCCCGGATAGTTGAACGGGTTCTTCAGCCCGCCAGGGAATTCGTAATACCGCGGTGCCTTGACGTCGGTAACGATCTCGCCCGAGGTGTCGTCAAGGTTGTAGCCGTGCTGCATGATAAAGATGGCTTTCCGCAGTCCTTCAGGAATCCCCTCAAACCATCCAACCATGGCCGGCAGGGTTTCCCCGGCATAGTATTTGCGCTCGGTACCCATCAGGCGCGATACCGGCGCGTCAATCAACCCGCGGAGGGGACGGATGCCTAGCTGCGTGGTCGCCCACACGATGTTAGAGAACGCGACTCGAGCGTGAGTCTGCCAACCGGAGAGGATGTTCGCTATCCAGTAGGAATTCAGCTTCTCAATGGTCGTAAACTTGGTGTGGTCCCGGACAAACTTGTTCATGGCGATGAAGTCATCTGGCGGGATCTGCGCGAGCCTGCGAATCATCTCCTCGGTAATGTCCCCGCCTAGCTCGTCCAGCGCCTTATCGCGTGCCGATCGAGACTTCAGCGCCTCGGCGGCTATCTTCATGCTGTTCAGAGCTCGGCCAGCTTCCGCGGTGGCGCCACTGACGGCAGCCTGGACGGCCCGCTGACGTTCAACCACTTCCATAACCCGGAGCAGGTTCTCCTTGCTGTCGTCCTTCCGGAATTCATCCAGAGCTTTGGCGCGGTCCTCGCTCACCGACACCAGGATGGAACGGGCAGCCTTTAGCTCGGCATCGTTTAGCGCCGTCCCCTTCTTCATGTCGATGAGGTCCTTCTCGGTCATGTGCCCTTCGCGGATTAGCTCTCGAGCCATGGCCTTGGTTTGCGCGAACGGCACCTCGCCGCGGCGTTGCCCCTCGATTCGGCCGGCAGCGGAGCGTGCGGTCTCTCGAATCAGTTCCTTTACCTGGTCCGAGGTCCGGAGGTTCGAAAGACGGATGTTGGCCGCGAATCCCGGCTTCTGCTTGTTGATGGCCTTGATCGCCTGCTCGTAGATTGGCTGCAGGTGCGGTTCAAACTTCTGGGGGTCTCTGGTCTTGCGGAAGTGCGCCCGCATCTTGTCGGCCCAACTGGCGAAATCCCTGATGCCCGCCTCGAGATAGAAGCTACCGATTACCACCAGGTCCTTGACCATGTGTGGATCGATGCCGGCGCGTGATTCCCCCATCCTCTTACGGAAATCCTTTTCGGCTGCTTCTTTAGCTTCTAGGGTGGCAATCTTGTTGCCGGCGCCAAGCTCTGGCTTGTCGGGAGGTTCGGGTTCGCCTTCCGGTGCGCCTACTGCGCCCTCCTCGTCTTCTTCTCCCTCCTCCTTTTTGTCTCCTTCTGCCCCGGTGACAGTTACATCGGAGTTCCCGCTGGCGATTGCGCCCGCCGCTTGGTTGTCGTTATCGAGTAACCCTAACGTCTGGAGTAGCCCTCGCTCCTTCTTAACCAGTTCTTCGAGTTTCTTGACCTTCTCTGGCGGAAATTCGATCGTCTTCTCCGCTTCCTCAAGTTTGGGAATGTCTGCCTTGAGGGTATTCCTCTCTGAAATGTCTCTCTCGAGGTCACTTTGCGGGGCTCGCACTACTCCGTAAACAACGCTGGCGATGGGGTCAGCGGTTACACCCCCGAAGTGGGTCTCGATCGACACGATACGTCGAGGAGTTTTGACATCGTACTGATAGAAACCTTTCTCTCCTCCAACCGCAGAGTAAGTGATCGGCACGCCCAAGTACGAGCCAATGATGTGCGTGCCTACAACGTGTTTGTCTTTCAGCGTTAACACGGCTTTTTGCAAAATCTTGGTGGCTTCCTCCTTGTCGCTGTAGAGCTTGCCGTTTAGTGTGATCTGAAAGTTTTCAGGGTCGTAGAGCTTCAGCGCGGATTCCACTTCAGTCTTGGCCTGTTGAATCTCTTCGTTCGTCGCTATCAACCTGGCCTTGCTGTGCGCGAGTTTCTGTTTGGTGCCGGCCAACTCCGTCGCTGCGGCATACCGGGAACGCTCTAGCTTGCGAATCTCGGCCTGAGTTTTCGCCAATTCAACGATTTCCGTCTTGCCGGTGGTCGCTGCGGCTATGAGTCCATAGGTCAGAGTCTCTCCGCTAATGTCGTCCACGTCTGACGCTGTTATTCCTCCTCTCAAAAAGTCGTTGATGAACGAAATTTTTGCGGCCAGAGTGCTGTACTTGTAAGAATCGAGACTCTTTGCCGCGGTCCAATACTTCGTGAACACCTCCGAATTCTTGTTTCCTTGGCGTATCCACCGCCCTTCTCGCTGGATGGCATCGCTTGGGCGCCATTTGATATCGACGTGATGGCCGCCGATAAGTCGTTCCTGGACGTTCAGTCCGACTCCCATCTTGTCGGTCGAGCCAATCAGTACCCGAATCTTCCCCGAGTTCGTATCTCGTATCATTTGCTGCTTGGCTTCCGGCTTGTTGTGCTTCTGAATCCAGGAAATTTCATCTCCCGGAATGCCCATAGAAATAAGGTGCTCGCGCAACCACTTGTACGCTCCAAACTTTTCCTCGCCGGCCATCACGTTCCTAGTGCCGGGTACTCCAAGATCTAGGCAAATTAGCTGCACACCCTTAATAGCCGTGGAGGCTTTCCAGCTTTTGTAAACGTCGAGAGCTACATGGTAGAGCTTCGACGCGGGGTTCACGCCGCTGCCAGGATCAACGAACCGCATGTCGATCGCCGCGGCACTCCCATTGCTCGTAATCTTGAGCATGTTGTCGTCTTTGGGGTCTACTTGGCCGGTTTTTACGGCCTTCGCTCTCTCCGTAATGTCTTTGTTGTAGTCCTCGAGTTCCTTATAGCTCGGCACCACCATTTCCTGTGCATTGTTTTTGGGCAGTACAATCCCCGGAATGTCTTTCGAGAACACCACATCCATGAAAGGGGCTGTGTGGTTGTAGAGTTCTTGGCCGTTCTGCAGGCGGGCAAACCTGGTCACGGCCTGAATGTTGGTCGGGTCGCTAGGAGAAGTCTCCCAATCGGTTCTCAGTTCTCCGAATTGAGCAGCCCAACTATCGAAGTGATCTATCTCCATCTCCTCGAGGTCGGCCTGAGAGAGATACCGCTGAAGGTTGTAGATTTCCGCCATTGTGTTGCTGACCGGCGTTCCGCTGGCGAAGACAACCCCGCCGCCGTTGTTCATACCCTGGATGACGCGAATCTTCGCGTACAGGTCGAATGCTCGATCGCTACCATCGGTGTTTCCGAGGCCTTTCACCCTGGTCATTCTGGTGGCATACATCAAGTTCTTAAACTCTTGAGACTCGTCCACTAGAATCGCGTCGATGCCGGTCTCTTCGAATGTCACTGTGGGATCTGACCTATGTTCATGGATCTTCTTATTCATTCGAGCTTCGGCTTTGTCGATTGCTGCTTCAAGCTGCTTCACGGTTTGGCTCTTCTTGCGCGGTGCTGGCCCACCACCACGCGCCGAGGCTTCTTCCATCTGCACCTTCCGCAAGAAGCCCTTTAGACGTTCGATCTCGTCTCCCATGAATTTACGCAGGCCGGTTTCCGATACCGGCAGCTTCGGTATCTGGGAATGAGCCATGATGACCGCATCCCAATCGCCAGTCGCTATCCGCGCAAGCAGCCGGCGCCGGTTGTCTCTCGTAAAGTCTTCTGGCCTGGTCACTAGAACCTTAGCAGTAGGGAATGCCTGCGGAATCAGAGTCCGGTATTGCTCCATGGTAGCGTTGTGGGCCGCCAGCATCGGCTTCTTCCACTTTCCGAGACGCTTGGCCTCGAGAGCTGCTCCAAGCAGAATCATGGTCTTGCCGCTGCCCACTTCATGCGCCAACAGCGTGTTGGGAGACTGTAGGATGCGCCACACGGCATTCTTTCCGTGCGCTCGCATGGTCGTCCCCATAGCCATGCTCGGAATCGTCAGGTGCGAGCCATCGTATTTCCGCTCTGCGACGTTGTTGATGTTCTCGTTGTAATACTTCATCAAGCGAGTAGTTCGCGGCTCTTCCTTCCAAACCCACTGTTTGAATCTGTCTTGAAGTATTCCCATCTTTTCTCGAGCACGCTCGGTCAGTTCTGGGCTAAATGCCCGGTCCTCTCCCTTGCCGGTAAAGACGCGAGGATCCTTCTGATTCAGCGCAAGCTCAACCAGTTCCGTGCCCCACAGAATATCGGTCCCTCCCTCATCCTGGATTCCGTGGGTGTTGCTGTTCGTTACCGAAGTGTGCCTGTCTACGTGCTCAACGGTCCAAAGCGGTAGGCCTTTGGGGTGTCTTACCGACACATTCCGGTATCCGATATCGAGCGTTTCTCTGATGAACTGCTCAATGTCTGCTACGGGCATCCAAGGGGTGCCCAATTTCACGGTGATATCGTTAGGTCCTTTTTCTCGAGGCTGAACGGCTTTAAGCGCGTCAATGTTACGCTGTAAACTCTGATCGAATTTTGCTGCGGTCTCTGCCGCCTTGAGCTTCCATCTAACTTTTCCTGATAGATAGCTCGGTGCGTCCTCCCACCCGCCTTCAGGGTTTTTGTAGATGAGGTCATGTCCAACCAGGTCGTTGATGACGTAATCCTCGGTCTGCCCGATCGATTTCGCCATGAATGGGATATCAATGCCGTTCCGCTCGTTCATTGAAACCAGCATGGCGTCTCGAGGATTCTCCGGATGAACTTCCATCTCCGGTCGCACGGTCGGCTTCGTGAAAATATCGGCAGATTTTGCGTAGGTATTCGTCTTCGGGTCGTAAGACTCGAGAGAGAGTAGCAGCGGATAGTCGGGGTCATTGATGAGCTGCTTAGTGTTCGACACATCGCCGGTTGGTCCATAGGTGGCAACGTGCTTGTCATAGGTTTTGTTGAGCTGCTTGCGTAGCGCGTCAACCTCTTCCTTTGGCTTGCCACCAGCTTCCGCCAGCATCACCGATCGCACAGCATCGCGCACGCCAAGAGCACTCTTGATCTTGCGAAACACTGGCGGACTGACGTCGACGGGCTTTAGCGCGTATACCCATTCTGCCCGCGGAGTCGCAATAATTTCTCCGATCGAGGTTATGGTCAGCAGATTCTCTGCCGTGTTCTGGTAGAGCTTGTCGCCCTCAATGTGAAAAGCATCCGGTTTGGCTTTTATTTCGGCCTGGCGCTCCGCTGACAGAACGGCTTCAAGCCTCAAGGACTGCGATTTAGAGGCTTCCTTAAAAGAATCTTCTGGAGGCTTCAGGTTCGCGGCTATCTGGTCTTTGAGAGGTGTGGCGGTGTTAGGTTCGACGGAGTATTGATCTGGTCCGTACATCGTCCCGCTTCTGCCCTGCTTCCCAAGAATCTTCTCCGGATGCTTCAGGAAAAATTCATTCAGAGAGAAGTCGGCCCGTTCTGCGCGAACAGGAACCACGCTCGTACTTCCGTCTGCCTCAATCTTCATACGGACGGTTTTTTGAAAGTCTTCGCCCCCTTTCGGCTCTCCCGGCGCCCGCTTCCGGAATATCAAAATGTCCGTGACAACCTCGGTGTTTGCGTTTCCTTTGAACGCTGTCTTGGGCAGGCGCACCGCATCCAGGAGGTCGGCGCGATCGGCCATCAGTTCGCGGTGCTTGCTGCCGGAATCCATCGTGCCGCGGGACGTGATAACGGCCATCACGCCGCCAGGACGTAGCAGGTCTAGCCCGCGCACGATGAAATAGTTGTGCAGGTTCAACCCGTACTTGTCGTACTTGGGGTCTGCCGGCGAGGTTGTGGAGAATGGAACGTTCGTAATGTTCACGTCAAAGAAGTTGTTTGGGAACGATACCTTCTCAAACGGGCTATTGAAGACCTTGACCGGCTGGTAGAGTTGCTGCGCGATGCGTGCCGAGAGAGGGTCGATCTCAACCGCGGCCCACTTCGACCTAGCCGCCACCTCGATCGGAGCACCGCCAATGAAGTGTCCAACCCCGGCAGCATCTTCCAGGACGCGCCCGCCCGCAAACCCCATGCGCTGGAGTGCGCCCCACATCCCTTGAATCACTTCGAGCGAGGTGTAATGGGCAAACTGCGTGCTGCCGCTGGCCGCCTCCCACTCGTCCTCGGGAAGCAATTCCTTGAGCTGCTCGGATTCTTTCGTCCACTGCCGGTCTTCCCATGGTTTGAAGACCGCCGATAGGCCGCCCCATCCTACGTACTTCACAAGAATGGCTTGCTCCGCGGTGGTCGCCAGCCGGTTATCGGCTTCGAGAGATTGCAATAGTTTGATTGCCGTTACGTTGTCTTTGAACTTCTGCTTCAGGCCGGCTTGCCCTAGCTGGTCGCCTTCTGTGATGTGGTAGAAATTGCCTTGAGGACCGTCTGACGGGTTTACTCTGCTGATTCCTGCTCTTCCTGGCTTTCCTCTGGTTCCAGGTACATCTTCTCCCTCGAGGCTGTCATCCACGCCTCGGACCATTCCTGTCCCTGCGCCACCAGGCTCGCCGCCAGATACTTCGCCTCCTGCACCGCCCTCTTCGCCTTCGCCTCCAGCGTCCTGTTCTTCTGGTACGCCCGATATAGCTGCGGGAGATTCTCCTTCCAATGGCTCTTCACCGACTCGAGCAGGCTCGGCTGAACCACTATCTCGTCCAGTTCCTTCTCGGTCGGCGGCTTGATCGGCGGTGGCGGCATCGGCTTCCTCCGGTTTGACTATTTCCAGCTTGCCATTCGCAAAGGAATGAGTAGCCGGAACGTCCTGCTCAACTACGCGAGTGTCACGGACGGCCATCCAACGGCTTTTAAGGTCGTTGACGTAATCCTGGGCTTCCTGTTCCGTAGGAAAGCTGACTGCGTTCCCGCTCCATTTTCCGCTTGAGTCAGCGATTACCTGCGGAGCAAAGCTCTTGGTCGGGAGTTTGGCACCTGCGCCAGTTTGTGTCAATCCTTCTTGCTCTTTAAGGAACTGAGCAACAATGCCCTGATCTATCGTCTCTCCGTAGTTAATTCTGTACCTTCTCCTTAGCTCGGCAGCTCCGACCTGTCCCTCCTTCGGGTGTATCAATTTCAGGAGTTTGTATTCGGTGTCTGCGTCTAGCTTCGGAAGAGGCTTTCTCCACCAAAGAGCCTTACCGGCGGCTTCATCGCCTGCTTTCTTTGCTGCCTCGTAACTGGCCTTCATTTCAGCCGGCGGTTCACCTTCACCAGTCTGGATGTAGTTCGCTGTCGGCGTCCCCATCTCTGCGACGTGTTGCAAATTGGGAGACATAACGTAAAGCGGTTTGCCGTCTTTACCTGTTGCGAGAATACGGCTGCCCATGTTGGAGGCGTCCGGGTACTTCTCCCACATCTGCGTGGTGACTAACTCTGCTTTCGCAAGCGCGTCCTCTGGCGTTCCGTCGTATGGGAAATACTCGTATCCAAGCAATTTGTCGTCGCGGTCGCGTACCTCACGGACAACCATATGCGGTCTGTTTTGCGGCTTTACCGTTGATAGTGGAACGCGAGGAGTGATTGCCCCTGACGGCGTTGCTCCTGAGATATGTTGATCCTCAGACTTCATGCCGGCAGCAATCGCTTCCGCGCCGGCCTTGCTCTCGAGCCCTGAACGGACTGTAGTGCCGTCTGTGGTATCTATGATCTTCCACATGCCCGGCTTCATTCCAGCCTTCGAAACCACGTACCTCTGTTTCTCCGCTGGCTTCCCACGCAGTTCGATTCTGTCTGGATGAACATAGACGGTGTTTCCGTTTTCGAGTTTGACTACCGCCGCAGTCTTGCTCAAACGTGTGAGTGTTCCAGCTTTGTGCGGTTCGTCAGTCAGCCGTACTAAGTCGCCTTCTTGAAACTTAGCCGGCGCCTCCGCTTCTGCTGGCTTCGAGAACGGAACGACCGCTTTTTTTTCAGGTTCGGCAGCCTTCTCTGGTTCCGGTTCTGTCTCCGGTGGCTCTTCCTCTGGCGCGGCTTTCCCTGGCTTGGTGAGCTGCTTTAGTATGCCGTCGAGTTCCTCCGCTTCTTCGCCAGATATCCCATAGTCTCTCGGGTCAACCTCCTGTCCAGCCGCCACTCCCTCATCTCTGTAGGCTTTGTAAAACTTGCGGGCATACTCCTGCACGTGTTTTGGCAACGTCTTGATGTACTGGAAAACGCCAATATCTTCCGGAGGATGCTCTAGTTGGAAAGGTTTTGGAGGAGGTTCTCCACGTCCACCGCTCTCTTGCCACTCTTTGAATTCTCTATCCCACTTAGCAACGAAGTCCTCAATGATTCCTCTTGCTCGTTCTCTTTCGTCCTCCTGGCGAGGCTTTGAGAACGGAACGACCGGCTTCTTTTCAGATTCGGTAGCAGCCTCGGCCTTCTCCGGTGCGCCTTCAGGACTGAGTTTCTCGAGAGGGACCATCTCGACGCGCCCGATCGGCACGCCGCCCTTGCGTCCAGGAATCCGCATCACTGCTTGCTGATCGACGGTGATCGACGCTAACGGCTTCCGCAGGTCATCCGGTCCAGTTTTCTGATGTGGTTCGATCGACCGAATCTGTCCACTGAGTTTCTCGCCCTTTGGGCCCGTCCACGTTACGCGGTCGCCTTCTTTGTGGACGTGCTCTGGCTGTTCTTCCTTTTCTGGTGGCGAGTACAGTTTCTCGGCGCGAGCTGCGGCTTCTTGCGGCGTGCTGAACATCCCTCCGCTCTTTGGCTTGCCGCCCTCCATGTGAACGAGTTCCCATGTGGCACGGCCCGCTTTCCGATCGCGCTGAATGATCGCAGCCTTGGCCTTCTCGGTGTCGCCGTCCTCCGGAACGTCCAGGAATAGCTCGGGTTCTCCCGGCATCGCACCGCGGTCGGCGGTCCAGCGGTCGCTCGGCGGTGGGGTCGGCTGTGCGCTCGCCTCTGTGGCTTCAGGCTGGTGTCTAGGCTCGTCCGTTAACGGCAGGCCTGACATGATGCTTCGGCGCCTCATGCCACCGCGCATCTTGATCTTGTCGCCTGGCTTTATCGGCGCGGCTTCTTCCTCTGGTTGCCCGGCCTTCTTCTCGAATTCAATTTGATTCGCTTTACGCTTTCTCTTGGCTTCCTCTAACCTCCCTTCCGCTTCCGGTTCGATCGCTCGGCGCTCTCCCTTCGACTCTGGAGGTCCGACATCCTCAACCCGCCTCCCTTGAATCTTGTCCAAGTCCTTTTGATAGTTGTCTCGATGCTCGACAATCCTCTCGCGCTTCTCCCAAGTTAGCTTTTCGTTTGCGAGGAGTTCGTTGTCGTGGTCGATCGCATCCTGATAGATTTTGGCCGTGACGGCATCTTCGCCGGAAAGTTCTGGTTCCTTCGCTTCAGGTTCAGCGGCTTTTCTTTTAGCCTCTTCGCCCGTCGATTTTTCTCCGAAGCCCTTTGCTGCAGCTACCGCTTGTTCTTCAGTCTTGTAAATGCGGTGCGACGGAAATACCTCGCCGGCTTCCGTGTCACGCAGAGAAACCGAAAACCCTCCATCGACCTTCGCTACTTCGTACTGAGTTCCTTCTTCGCCTGGGAACGTGTGAATAACCGCTTTTTCCTGTTTTTCTCCCTCACTTGAGGATTCCGGCTCTTCTTTTGTGCCAACTGGCTCAACAGGGGCAGGCAGGGCGGGCTTTTTGGCGCGTACTGGCACCTTGAGCTTTGCAGGTTTTTCCGGCTCTCCTGGTGGCTCTGTGTCGATTCCAGCCGCTTTTCTGGTCTCTGCAGCCGCATCTTCCAGGATTTTGGCCGAATGTTCGGCCTTCGCCCGGTGCAGCTCGTCCTCGAGCAGCTTCGCGTGTACGTCCGGAGGAGGTCCCCCGCCCGGTGGCTCGTCGTCGTCGTCGTCCCCTGGAGGTTTATACGATTCTTGGTATCGCCGGTGCGCTTCCGCTTCGACGGATCCACCGACCGCAGACTCGAGCCCGCCCGCCCGGTGAAGTGCAGCCTCGCCGGCGCCGGCAAGTATGATCTGCCCTAACCCGCCGAGAATCTTCGAAGTGTCTTGCTCCTTGATTCCATCGATTACCCCGTTCGCGCCCTGTGCGCCGAATGCCGCGCCACCGACTTGCCCGGCTCTTGCAGCGGTCTTTAGCACGCCTTGCGCTTTAGCCACTGACAGCATGGCCTGATGGATTTTTCCCTCCTGTACCAGAAGCTCCGCAGCGGTCGCGCCGGCCCGCTTCATCGCCTGGTACTCGGCGCCTAGCTCGAGAGCTTCCTTTCCTGCTTGTCCAGCTTTCGCCAGCGCGTTCGCCGCCACTAGCCCGGTCCCCGTCGCCACGATGCCCACAGGGGACAGGAACATATCATTCAGCGTTTTCACCGCGTCCGAGGTTATGCCCGCGGCCATCGCTTGAGCTCGAGTCTTCGGGATCTCCGGACGGCTGAGATATTCGTCGGTCAGGTCCTCGAGTTCGCCAACACTGGACACCCTAGCGCCGGTCGGCAAACCTGTCCCTTTCTGAAAACCGGTGAACGCTGGAATCGGCAGCTTGCGCGAACCCGTCGTGAGTGCCCGCGTGATCTCATCCATCCCCGCTTTCTCGTCATCAAGCTCTTTCTTTGTTACCGGCAGTCCGCGAACGCCTGTCCTGGATACCGGCCTCCCTCGAGACAACGCATCGTCTTGCGCTCGCTGCGCGTCCTCGGCTGCGTTCTGAGCTTTCACCTGCTCGGGAGTCTGTTCGGGAATAGCCAAGTCGTTTGTGAAGATGTTCCGCGGGTATTTCGTCAGGTCTATCGGCTTCTGCGGACCGGTCAAGGGGACCATCGGCTTACCAACCCGATCTGCTTGCTGCGAAAGACTTAACGGCGCGGTGCTTAGAGGGGTTTGCTTCTGTTCGGCTCGCTGGCTTGGCGGCAGCTTCTTGATGGCGTCGTTAAACCTCGCCACCATCTGGTTGTGATTGGCAACCTCGTCCTTGTACCAGGGGTAGATTTCCTGCGGAATGCCGCTCGGATACCTGTTCTGCGTGCCTTTGATCTTGGTCGAGGAATCCTCGATCGAGGCTTTCAGGTCGGCAACATCTTTCGGAAGCTCTGCCGGCGCCGTCCCTTTTCCAAACGGAGACTCCCGCCCGATCTGCTCCATGCTCTTGACCGGCTCGGTTACTGTTTCTGGAGGGAGAGGCGGGGGAGCAGGAGGAGTCGTCTGGAATAGAGATGACGGTCCTCGAGCTGCAACCGTTGCCGGGGTCGGCTGCTCACCGAATATCTTCTGTCCTGCGGTCTCTGCTGCTGCGAATCCCTTGCCGGCAGGAGACTCCTCCATCTTCTGGGAAACAACGGGAACCGCCGCCGGCGTTGCTGCGGCTTTGGCTTCTACTTCAGCCGATCGCTTGTCGGTGGCTTTAGTGTCTGCTTCCCGCGCAGCTAAGTAGGCTGCGATTGGGTCTTCCTTCGGAGACTTCTTTTTAGCAGTCTTATCCCTTAGCGCGAGGTACTCATCTAGCGGGTCTTGCGTCTGAGTTTCTGTCGTCTCGGTGTCGGTCGGCGGCACATCATTCCTCGAGAACGTAGGCAAAAATAAGCGGTGCAACGATCGAAGCGTCCGATTGAATCATAAATGTTGGCGTGCTCTTGTCGATCTTCGCCCAAGTGATCTTTTCGTTCGGTGGCGCTCCGGAATACCCTCCATAGCTGGCAAGTGAATCACTGATCTGGCAGAAGTAGGCCCAGAACGGGACGGTCTTTTTCAAGTCCAGTTTCAGCAGTGGAACCACGCATATCGAGAAGTCGCCGGAAATTCCACCTCCGATCTGGAAGAACCCTACGCCCTTCCCGCCGCTTTCCGCTTCGTACCACTTCGCCAGAGCCATCATGTAATCGATGCCGTCCTTCACGATCGGCTTAGTGATCTCGCCCTTTATCCGCATCCCCGCGAGCATGTTCCCTAGCGTCGAATCCTCCCATCCTGGAACAAACAGCGGCAGGTTCTTCTGGTGCGCGGCGAGAACCCAACTGTCTTCTGGGTCGGCGTCAAAGTCTAAGGTCTTCTCATGGAACAACTGGTAGACGTATTCGTGCGGGAACGACCGTTCGCCCTCCTTGTCGGCCCGCTTCCAGATATCGAAGATGGCTTTCGAAACGGTGTCCATGGCCGCCTTGTCCGGAATGAGCGTGTCGGTCACACGCGACATATCGGCGTCATGGATGCTCTTCTCGTCGTCGTTGTCCAACTGCCGGTAGCCTGCAATTACCTTGTATTTAGAGTGTGCTACCAGGTTGAAAATGTCTTCCTCGAGGTTGGCGCCCGTGCAGCAAATGGCGTGAACCTTCTCCTCTCGAATCATCTTCGCCAGAGAGATTCCGAGTTCTCCGGTGGACATTGCGCCGGCAACGGTTACAAACATCTTGCCGCCTGAATCGACCAGCCGCTTGTAGGCCTCGGCGGCTTCCCGGAGTTCTCGAGCATTGAAATGGCGGAAGTTCTCGGTGATGAACTGCGATACGCTTCCCCGCGGCTTTTGCGCGGGCCGTACCTGCTTCACCGATCTGAAGAAGGGCATTTTCACTTCCCTTGTCCCTCAGTTAACTTCTCCAAAATCTCTCCGAGTTGATTCTTGTCCGTGACGTTGCGCCCGATGTTACGGATTGCGGAGGAGACTGCATTAGCTCTATCAGCCAAAACAGGGCTCTGGTTAGATTTCTTGCGGAAATCCTCTGTCGCATCGTTGACGATATCCTCCGGTTTGGCGTTAGGCTTCGCTCGCGCATGAGCATCCTGCAGAGCAAGAACCGCTAAGTGGCTCACTTGCCGCTTTTCCGCTTCCGCCTTGCTTTCCGTTCTGCCTGCCGTTGGCCGGAAGATTCCAAGATGAACCGGTTTCTTCCCTGGTTGCGCCAGCATCATCTCTTCGGTGTCGCCCTTCTCTGCGTTCGGATCGGTGCTGCCCCAACCAACCTCTGTCTTAGGCTCTTTCGGCTGCTTCTTGCTGACGACCGGGACACGCAGCGTGCTTGCCGGCATGTCGATGCCCTGTTTGTTGAAGGACGTCGCCGGCGTAGGTTCATCCATCATCGAAGGCTGCCAATCCTTTTGTGTCGGATCTCGCTCGATCTGATGTGTGTCCCCAGATTCGTCAGTAACCTCTTTCGTCTCGACCGTGCCTCGCGCTCCTGGCCGCGGAACCGGGCCCGCCGTCCCCATCGTCTCGCCAGTCTCGAAAGCCCATGTCGGTTTTCCGGTTGCCGAGTCGATGCTCGCCTGCGGCTTTCCGCGCAACGTGTGCAAGAGAAGCATGTTCTCGATATCGGCTTGCCGCTGCGCCTGCGCTGCTGCCGCCGGCCGCCCGGCTATGCCGATGAGTGATTGCAACCCGCCGCTCGCCAACCCTGCAGCAAAGTTTCCAGC